AAGAAGATTCCTGGCATTGGCAAATATTATCAAATGGCTCAACAATACAAGCCACAATTGATTGAAATTCTAAAGACCAGCAAGTCTGGTAAAGAAGTTAAACAAAAGATGGAACAATTGGCAGCAGGTCAGTCGGCTACGGTCGCCGAATCAGGTATGATGAAACAACTTGGTGGCTTGGCAGTAGGTGGCGGCAGCATTTTATCTACAATGTGGATGAATGCTATGGGAATGATTGATGGTGTATTGGCACACGCAGCCGCTGGTGAAGTAGGAGGCGCAGTAGCATCTGGTAGTATCCTAGGATTGATTCCTGTAACACTAATGTTATTTGCGGCAATGTTGATGTTCAAAGGATCAAAACAAAGTAGCGATGAAAAAGCACAAGCATTTCAAGCACAACGTGGTCAACAAGGCATGGCGGAAGGCGACAACATGGCCACATTTGAGCAAGATCGTGAATTGGCTGAAATGCTGAAATATGCTGGCGTACCCATTAAAGAAGGTGTGTTGACTGATAGTACCGGCAGCACACTAGATCACATCCAAAACACATTCAAACGTGATGTCAAGGACTTTGCCCAGTCTGGTGAAATGAGTGATGCGTTGTATGATGTATTGTATGACTACTACTTTGATGACATGCCTTATGGTACAAAGAAGGCTCGCACAGGTGATCCTCACGAGTGGGTCAGCAATCGTTTTGCTCAAGATATTGGCATTGACGAAGGAGTGCTTGGCACCGTTGGCGGTGCTGCTCTGGGTAGCATGCTGGGCGGACCAATCGGTGCTGCTGTGGGCGCAACTGGCGGTCAAGAACTGACCAAGGGCGGATCCAGTATAATCGAAGGCTCATGCAACATGACCATGGAAGGTTCTTACTGCCCAGAACACGGCCTGGCCAAATGTGAAGGCATGTATGAAGATGGCGGCGCAGTGGGCATGCCCTACAGCATGGGCGAAAACAACGAGATTGTGCGAAATGCCAAAAAACTTACTGATGGCTGGAAAGGTACCTTGGCTGGCAGTGCAGCCGGTGGCCTGGCTGGCAGTGCAGCAGGAGAGGCATTGGGCCCTGCCGCTGGTGCAGCATTGGGCGGAGCAGTTGGTGGCTTGCCAGGTGCCTTGGCCGGGGCTGCGTCTGGTGCGGCTGCTGGAGGTGCCATAGGTGGTGCAGCAGGTGGCCTAGCAGGTGGTAAAATTGGAGATAAACTGGGCGGCCCAGAAGAAACTGACGAAGGATCTAATACCGCAAATATAGTTAAAGGTGCTGCCAAAGCCGCAACACAAGGATTGGCTGACATGTCAGGTTCTGGAAAAGAAATTGCTAAAAACCTGGTTTACATGGAGGATGATCCAATCAACAGCAACAGTGCAATGACCGGAAGTTACTATGAAGGCAAAGAAACCGACGTCCAAGCTGGCGATGCACTTCTGGCAAGAATAAAATCACTGGCTTTGCTCAGATGACATAAATACACTTGACATGTAGACAAAAAGCGCATATACTACTACAGTGTTTGCGCTTTTTCGTTTGTGAGTCACAGGCAACAAAGATCTAAACATTTAGATAGGCAACATAACATAGGCAACTTATCAAGGAGAAAAACTATGGCATCATTAGCAGAAATCAGAGCAAGACTACAGGCAGCAGAGGGCAACAAAGGTGGCGGACAAACAGGTGGAGACAACTCCATTTACGCCCATTGGAACATGGAAGAAGGACAAAGTGCAACACTTCGATTCCTTCCCGATGCAAATACAAAAAACACATTTTTCTGGCAAGAACGAGCAATGATTCGTTTGCCTTTCGCTGGCATCAAAGGCGAGGGGGATTCCAAACAAGTGTACGTGCAAGTACCTTGTGTGGAAATGTGGGGCGAAGCATGTCCTATCTTGGCAGAAGTGCGTACCTGGTTCAAGGACAAGAGCCTTGAAGAAATGGGTCGCAAGTACTGGAAAAAGCGTAGTTACATTTTTCAAGGCTTTGTGCGTGAGAATCCACTGGCCGACGACAAAGCACCAGAAAATCCAATCCGACGTTTCATCATTGGTCCACAAATCTTTGCCACCATCAAAGGTGCGCTGATGGATCCTGAGCTGGAAGAAATGCCTACAGACACCCTGCGTGGCTTGGACTTCCGTATCACCAAGACATCCAAAGGTGGCTATGCTGACTACTCAACAAGCAAGTGGGCACGTAAGGAATCGGCATTGACCGAAGCTGAACAAGCCGCTGTTGCTACACATGGCGCATTTGACTTGAGCACATTCCTGCCCAAGAAGCCCGGCGATGTTGAGTTGAAGGTGATCAAAGAGATGTTTGAGGCAAGTGTGGATGGACAGCCATACGACACAGAACGTTGGGGTCAGTACTTCCGTCCTGCTGGTGTGCAAGCACCTGGTGCTGCTGCTCATGCAGATGAAGATGTACCAGCAGCCAAGCCTGCACTCAAAGTGGCCGCACCTGCACCCGCAAGTGACTTTGACGAAGACGATGTTCCTGCAGCATCAGCCCCTGTGGCCAAGCCCGCAGCCAGCGGACAAAACGCCCAGGACATCCTGGCCATGATCCGTAGCCGTCAAGCCAAGTAATTGACAGCAATCACACAGAGGGGCTCTCCCTCTGTGTTCTTTAAAAATAATAGGTGATTCATGGGTAAACCTTTTGACGTTTCAAAATTTCGTAAAGAAATTACAAAATCAATCGATGGACTAAGCATCGGTTTTAATGATCCAACAGATTGGATCTCAACAGGCAACTACGCCTTAAACTATTTGATCAGCGGTGACTTCAATCGCGGTATTCCCCTGGGCAAGGTCACAGTGTTTGCTGGCGACTCAGGCGCAGGCAAGAGCTACATCTGCTCAGGCAACATTGTGAAAAACGCACAAGAACAAGGTATCTTTGTGGTGTTGATTGACAGTGAAAACGCCTTGGATGAAGACTGGCTCAAAGCACTTGGCGTAGACACAAGCGAAAGCAAATTGCTGAAACTGAGTATGGCCATGATTGACGATGTGGCCAAAACTATCAGTACATTCATGAGCGACTACAAAGCACTGCCTGAAGGAGAACGTCCCAAGGTCATGTTTGTTATTGACAGCTTGGGCATGTTGTTGACTCCCACAGACGTGAACCAATTTGACGCAGGCGAAATGAAGGGTGACCTGGGTCGTAAACCCAAAGCTCTCACTGCCCTGGTGCGTAACTGTGTGAACATGTTTGGCTCATACAATGTGGGCTTGGTTTGTACCAACCACACATACGCAAGCCAGGATATGTTTGACCCTGATGATAAAATCTCTGGTGGTCAAGGTTTCATTTACGCCAGTTCAATTGTGGTGGCCATGAAGAAGATGAAGCTGAAAGAAGACGAGGACGGCAACAAAGTGAGTGACGTCAACGGTATTCGTGCAGGCTGTAAAGTTATGAAAACACGCTATGCCAAACCCTTTGAAGGCGTGCAAGTCAAGATTCCTTACACCACAGGCATGAGCCCTTATAGTGGTCTAGTGGACTTGATTGAGAAGAAAGAGTTGCTCAAACGCGAAGGCAACAGCCTGGTGTTTACCACCAGTGACGGCGAGATTATCAAGAAGTTCCGCAAAGCATGGGAAAAGAACGATGATGGTTGCTTGGACAAGGTGATGACAGACTTCAAGAACATCAAAACTGAGGTAAGTACAGCCGACGCAACGGAGGAATAAAATGTCAGCAGAAGTAGCAAGCGAAATTTGGGGTGAACTAAAGAGATATGTCAACGTGGTAGATCGTATAGACGCTGCCGAAAGCATTGTGTCTATCCTGATTGATCATGACCATGATGTTGAAGAAATCCGGGAAGCCTTCAAAGGTGATTCAGACATCAAAAAAGCTCTCACAGCATATCTTGACAATGACCGGGACTATGTAGAAGAAGAGGAAGAAGAAGAGTTTGATGATGAGGACAACTACAATCAAGAAGATGACTACTGATGTGGTACAGCCGAGTAGTGGCCGATCTTGGTAACATACCTGACTTTATTGCACACTTTGAATCAGAGTTGACTGATGCTAAACGTGACTGCAAGATTGGCGGCCTGGTAGAGAAGAATATTACTGCACTACCAGGCATCACTGAGCATAGATTTAACCAGTTACAAGAGATTGAAGCTGTGTTGAACTACCTCAACATTCAACTGAGAAAGATACGTACCCGACACTTTAAAAAGTATTTGGAAGGGTATGCTCGTGCGCTCACAGCACGTGATGCTGAAAAGTATGTGGATGGTGAGGAAGAAGTTGTGGACTTTGAAACCATCATCAACGAAGTGGCCCTGCTACGCAATCGTTGGTTGGGTATCATGAAGGGCTTGGACACCAAGCAATGGCAAATGGGACATGTGGTGCGCCTGCGCACAGCCGGCATGGAAGATATCACTGTATAACATGACCGATCAAGAACAGTGGCAACGAGACCTAGCAGAAATGGAAATTGTTTTGCTGGTGCTTGTTTTTGCAGCCTGGGTGGCATTCTGGTGGTTGGTACATCATTCATATATAATACTATGACAGGAATGTACAAAGAACTTTTGCCCAAGTACGACTTGGTACACGATTTTGTTACCACGTATCGACCTTGGAGTCTAGTGGATTGGGGGTGCGCAAATGGCAATCTTCTCAACAGATTGGAACAAGATTTCCCCAGCATTCAAGAACTAGCAGGTTATGATCTCGGCAATCCTGCTTATGATGTTGTGCCCGCTGGCATCTATGATTGCCTGGTCAGTTGTGATGTGATAGAACACTTTGAGCCTGCTCAGCTGGATGCATCATTGAAAATCATGCAAAGCAAGTTCACCCAAGCAGCCTTTTTAATCATTGCATGTTATCCTGCAAAGAAACGATTACCAGATGGGCGCAATGCACATCTAATTGTGGAAAATGCTGATTGGTGGATGCAACGTGTCAAACAACAGTTTGATCAATGCACGGTTGTATGGTCAGAGGCTGTGAACTTCACCGCCAATACAGCAAAGAACCCTAATGGTAGTCCTGAACTGCGTTTGATACTTGAGCATCAAAATATGCGCAGATAAATATCTGCATGGGATCTCATAGACACTACCTTGATGTAGACAAAACATTTCGAAATGGCAACAGAATAGATTTTTTTAGGCCCTTTATTGAAAATAAAAAAGTCTTGCATGTGGGCTACTCTGATTGGCCAAAGATCAAAGTTCATAAAAGTCTACATCTACAGATTGCACCTTTGTGT